AGGAGCTCCGCCCCCACGGCCACCACCGCCGCCTCCGCCTCCGCCTCCGCCACCACCGCCGGAGTCATCATCTCCGCCGCCGGCAGCTTTTTTGCTCAGCGAGTTAATCTCGTCAAATTTTAGAAGTCCAAGCATTTCCTTTGCTGCCTGCTTGGCAGCTTTCCCAGCTTTACCGATACCATCGCCCAGCTTACCGGCACCAGTTCCAGCATCGCCCAGGCTGTCGGCGATACCGCCTGCAGCATCCTGCACTCCGCTCATGGCTCCACCTAAGCCGCCGCTCGTATTTACAGTCTTACCGAATAAGAGCTGAGTAAACGTAGCAAGGGCACTCGTTGCTGTATTCAAGAATGAAGCAAACGTGTTCAGAGCTGGCATCATAGCATTAAGAATCGGGAGAAATGCATTCCCGATATTAAGCGCGCTATTTTTTAACAGCGCTACAAAGTAAGCAAGACTCGTGGTCGGACCCTGCATGAGAGTCGTTCCGTATTTTTTCGATGCTTGCTCCAGGATAGCCATCATGCGGATGGCTTGTTGTGTATTGAAATCTAGCTGAGCCCAAGAGCGCCCGTTCGCGAATTGCTGGAACGCGTCCGTGGCTTCTAACATAGCTACATTCACATTGATTCCAAGGTCCTCAATGGCTTCAGTACTTCCGAGCATACCGCTTCGGATTCGGTTCATTACATCGTCCATCGTTCTACCAGTAGCGCTGGCAATGACTGAAGATGCCTCAAGCATTTTCACAGTATAGCCAGCCAATTGGTCTGAATCCTTGATGAAATTACTAAATAAATTGGAGTATACCGCTCCATACTTCAAGGCGTCTGCCTTTGCGATATTGTAAGCGATGGCTCCATTATCGGCCCACTTCAAGAACGACTGCGAGCTCTCTCCCATGGTCCGCTTGATTTGGTTCATAGCCGCGCTGACTTCCAAAGCCATCTGAGTCCCATAACGGCCCACACCATACAATGCCCCAGTAATAGCTGCAATTTTAATGGCGCTCCCTATTTTAGAGAACGTTTCATTCATGCCGCCTACCTTTTGGTTTACGACCTTTTGCGCATTATCGGTTTGATTCTGAATTTCTTTCAGAGCCTTTTTATAAGGACCCGTCTCGGCTTTAATCAGCACTTGGACCTGCTCCAAGGTTAATGCCATGCATTAGCCCCCTTTCGCATTTTTCATATTTGCATTAAAACGAGCAGCAAACGCACGCATCGCTTCTTTATGCTTTTCTAGCTCTAGCTGCTTCATACGCTCGCTGACTAGGCCAGCAGCTTCCTCTTTATCTTCTGCAGAAAAGAAGTCCGGATATAGGTCGTATAAGCTCTTGGTTTTATGATTCTCAACCAATAGCGCAGCGACATGGTCCTGGATATGACGAGCCAAAGCATAATTCATGGAAATTTTAGCTTTAAACTTCCGGCGCTCACTCCGCTCGAACGCTTCGAAGATATCCTCCAACTCGTCCAGGGAATAAGTCCAAAAAGAAATGACCTCCACCCCACAGTCTAATGCAATGGGGTAAAGGTCATAGATTCGCTCGGTAAGGGTTCGCTCTACATGCTCGACTTGGCCGTTTCGACTGTTTCGTCCATCGCTTCGGCCATCTCCACTGAGAAAAAACCCGACACTTGGAAGATTGGAAGGATAACATCCGTGAACAGCTCCAACTGCGAACCGCCCTCATCGATATATTCATCGATTAACGCTTTAACTTGGTTATATTTAATTCCATGATGATAACGTTGCATAGATGCCTGGATAATTCCACACATTACATTCAATGGTGGGAGCTCATCAATTAGGCTAAGTAAATTCTTTTTAGTTTTACTTTCAAGTGCAACAATGCCATCTGTAGTTAATTTAAGGTGGTACTCGGTACCGCCTACTGACCACACCGCAAACGGTTTGCGCTTAGGCTTCTCCGGAGTTGGTGCTTCTTCTTTTTCGAGTTCAAGCGCAGCATCTAATGACACTACATTACTCTCGTTTTGATTTTCATCTTCGAACATTTAAAGTCCCCCTTAGTTTTTTAATTGATTATAAAGATAATTCGCCGTCCGTAATTTTTAATTCAGACTGTAATGCGATTTTAAGTGTAACTTCAATCGCTGAGTTCACACCACCACCGGAAATTTTTACAGATGGTTGACCGGCAAATTTAACCTTAGTACCATCCGGATATTCTTGCTCCCAGTACTTCTTAGCTTTCGCTTCCATTGCTTGGCGTAATTTACGGTATGAAGATTGCGCTGTGCCATTTTCGTATTTTAATTTATACTCAAGCTCACCAGCGTCCCCGATACCGAACTCATACATTTTTACTGGGTCCGCTAAAGTTGTATTCTCAACTTTTTCAGGCTCAATACCAATTTCTGGCACTTCCTTCAATTCTTTGATAACTTCATTAACAGCGGCTTCACTATCGCCCCATTTTAACTTAATCCCATTAGCTAACATTTATTTACTTCCTTTCATGATTGGATTTTTAATCATTGTAATAATTTTTGTGGTAGACACGCAGCGTGTCCACATCGACCACGCCATTAAACCTCATGAGCTTATGGCGTAGCTCCTGGTTATCCGGTACATCCTGGCAAGTGGTACGCTTGAAGCCTAGAGCCACAAACGCAGCGTCAATCTTGACCGCGATATCCGAAATCGATTTTTTATCCCAAATATGGACAGTGTAACTGATATCAGACGACGCCTCGCCCGAGCTAGTAACATCGCTCGGTTTATTCTCGTCCTCCAGGTAAACGACTACCGGAAAGTTAGTCCAGTCCTTGGGATAGGCGTCCGTTACGTTAGGCACTATTTTTTTGAGTGCTTCGAACACCTCCGGTTTTACATTAATCATATAGACAGCCTCCTCAATTCGTCCTTGACTACTTTAGCAAAAATACGCGGCAGCTTTTCTTCATTCTGCTTCAATGCAGGATATAAGAACGGCTGCGCTCGCTGACCGTCAGTCCAATAAAGAGCCTCCGGGTCATACTTCCGGCCTGCCCAGTATTTATTAACAGCCTTTCTGCTAAGTAGCGCCCCTGGAATCATCCACGGGTCCGTTCGATAAGATACACTCACATTCGGACTGATGCCGGAATGATTTGCAGCACCTTCCGGACCGGTACCAAACTCAACAAAAGCAGCATGCTCATTATTGGAGTATACGACCCCGACAATGGCATCCGCTTCAAATTTGGTTTTGGTATAAATCTGCTTCCGCAGGTCCCCACTGAATCCTGGAGCTTTTCGCTTAGCTGTCCCCTGTACCTTCTTGGTGGCTTGCCCCATTGCTATTTTTTTGATAGCAGTTTGAGTGGCCCAGGGCAGCTCCCCAAGTTTGTGAGATAGACTCGCCCAGCCGTCACTCATTTCTCAATCGCCTCCAGTAATAGCACTTTATGCTCAGTGTAGCTCTGAACACTAACTACTTTATAATCCGGCGCATCATCCGAAAACACAGCCACGCCATCGCTCTCCTTGATTGGTTCGCTTAGGTAACAGTTCGCATTCCGCATGTACTGCAGGCGCTCCCCGTACATAGCAGCCTGGACCCTGCCTCCTGCAGGCCAGGTCTCCAACTCGCACACAATAGGCTCGCTGCTGTAATCGGCATACCTTCCGCCTTCGCTATCGATCGTGACGGTCCGCGGAAAAACTTTATATGATTTAAGGTTTTTCAAATACACGGCCACCGCACCTCACTAACCTGGCTGCCTTAATAGGCTTCATGATATTAACAGGCAATTCATCCGAATAGGTAATGGAGATACCTCCCTCACTGCGGCTGACTTCCCCGGCATTACCATTGCGCTCCATTAAGTATTGCGCCAATTGTAACTGAGTCATTCGAAGCGACAACGGAACATGAGTCCGGTTCGTTTCAAGTAGAATCATTTGCTCAGCTTGCTCCAAGTAAAGAGAGAGTAACTCCTCGTTACTCTCCTTCGTCAACAGCTTCAACTGGGTCAATAGATTGCTCATCATCATCCCCTCCGATAACTGCAAAATAAGAACTGAATGGCTCGTCAATACGCTCTAACTTTTGGACCAGCTCAAGAACACGGTCCTCAGATAAATCGATAACGGCTCCAACTGGGCAATGGAAATCTTCGCGTTCCAGGTATACTGGATTAAGAACTTTATACTTCATTTAAACCCAGCCCCCCTGTCCTATTTTGTGATTGTAATTTTAACAACTTTCTTCGCATTTTGTAAGTACGCACCATAGTGGCGGTCAGCGAATAAACCTGTTGATTTTTTAGAAGCATAACGCTCAATTTCTAAGAGCGTATCACGCTTAGAAACGATTTTAAATGCTTTAGTTCCATCTTCCTCATCCTTGTTAGTTAATACAAGGATAGCTTCTGTATCCGCTAATTTATTAGATTTAACGATTTGAGTATTTAAGATGGCACCATAAGTACCTTTTACAAACGCTTCTGCTCCTAATTGAGAGCCGCTTAAGAAGTCCTTACCAGCTTCCAAACGTAAGTCGTTCGCATATTTAGTATTGCACAATAATACATAAACATCATCGTCAGATTCAGAGTTAAGCACATTTTGCGCTGCATTGATATCTTCGATTTTTAGTCCTTTTTTAGTAGTATGCGCTTGAGTTGCAGTGCGAGCTGCTTCTAACACATCTTGGTCGACTTTTTGGTCGATTGATTTCGCCAATTGACGAACGGCTGTGCCTTTAGGGTCACCATAGCCTGAAAGCAATGCTTCGTCAGTGATTTCCACACCTTTCGCTGCTTTTTTAACTTTCATTTTAGTAGTTGTATGACCTAATTGCTCAACTGGAATCGCAGCTCCTTCTGCAACTTCCGCAGCGTCACCAATATAGTTCCATTGTGGCACAGTAAGCGTGTCCCCTGGTGTACCTTCTAAAGTTTTATCTACATCCGCTAAAGGCGCGAATTTGATGTGCTTACCAGTTTGCTCGTTTAGCATATCCGCTAATACTTCTGGGTCGAATAAATTTGTAATTTTAGTTTGTCCTTGTGGCATAATTTTTTATCTTCCTTTCGATTTTAAAGATTCGTATAATTCGGGGTCAGACATTTTCAAAGCAATGCGCTCATTCGCTGTCATTCGTAAGAATTGCTCATGAGATACCCCACCAGCTTCCGGCGCTTTTGGAATAGGGGCGCCACCCTTTAGTTTACTTTCTACTGCCTTATTGACAGCAGCGCTGAATGCTTTCTCGACCGCGGCGATTGATGCCTGGCACGATTCCGCATCCGTATAATCTAACACACTAGCCAGGTCAGACGGCAGCCCTTTCTCGGCTAGGGTCTCCTTAGCAGTGGCAGCAAGCTCACGTCTAGTGATTACAGCTTCACGGTCGGCCAATTCACGCTCAGCTTTTTCACGCTCATACTTCGCTTTTTCATCGGCGTTCATTTTCGCCAATTTTTTAGCTTCGGTCTCCTTGCGCTCGAGGTCTTGCTTCCACTTCGCGAATTTTTTATCAATGATAGCATTGACATCCGCGTCAGTGTATTTTTTCTCGTCATCCGGGTTCACTTCGGGCGCTTTTGGTTCTGCAGACTCCTCAGGCGCTGCTGGTTCATCCAGGTTGACATTTACATTTTTTTCTTCGTTTTCCATACTGAAAACCTCCTATTTTTTAAGTCGTCCCCGACTATGTAATCCTTAGCTTTTTACGCCATCCAAGCCTGGGCAAATTAAAAAGCCGGCTGCCTAAGCAACCAGCTTCATTTTAATTCGTTTTTAATTACTCTCCATCATACCACCAAATATCGTCGCGCCCCTCAGCTTTTTCACGGGCGATTTTTAAATCAACGTATTCGTTCCAATCGATTTTACCTTCTTCATATAATTTTAATTCCGGCTCGCGTTTGTAGAGAGCTTCTTGCTTGCGCTTCATTTCTTTCATGCACGCTTTAAAGATTTGCTTTTTATTTAGTCCTTCAAGATTTAGTGTAGTCATTTTTCATTACCTCTTTGGTTTACTTTTTTGTAAGGTTTTCCTTTACATGTATATAGTAACTCTGAATGGGGTTGATTGCAACACTTATCATCAACTTTTTTAAAATTCTTTTTTCCAGTCATTAAACGACACACGCTGACCGGACCGGGCCACAGCTCCAGCAGGAGCCTGCTCCAGGTAATCATCCGGGATATGCGCAATGGTCGTGGACCGGCACCACACATGAAGCGGCGGAAAATTCACACCAGGCATTCGCTCTGATACTTTGTAGATTTTCCCGTCATGCTGCTGACATAGCTCCGATGTACGGTTATCCAGGATAGAAACATATTCATATTTATCAATATGACATGCCTCGTATCCCTGGGCTTCCATCTCGGCTTCAATATACGTACTTTCAGTCCGGACCAAACGCCGCGCTTGATAATAACTAAAGTTGAATCGTTGGGCGATACTATCCGCAGCAGCTTCAGTGGACCTGCCGGTTAAATAGTTAACCAGGAACTCCTCCTTAATGGCAGCCCCAAGCCCGTGGATATTATCCCCGATGGCATCCTTAAAATGCTTCTTGGACCACTTGACCCGAAGTAGCTTGTCCACATGCTCGGGGTCGTAGTCCTTAAATTTAAACGATACGCCAGCTTGCTGCTGGGTCAGATACACGCTGTGAAGATATGCATCCTTAGCTGACCGTTTCAAGTGATTAGTAAGCAGCTTACGGTCACGCTTAATCAATTGCTCCATGAGCCGGTCAATTTCCACACTAGACTCACGCAGCGCTTGAATCCTGTGAGCATACGCTGGACCATTCAACTCGGCCAAAATATTACGCCCACCTTTTTCACTGGCCGCTAATGCCCGTACTGCAGCATCTATGTCCAGTCCTGATCGTGATAAAATTTCCCGAGCCTCGTCTTCGGTCAGACCATAAGCGGACTGGAAACGCGCGAATATTTTATCCGCTTCTTGCTCCAACCGCTTCTGCGCCAGGTAATAACCCTGGTTCATGATTGCAGCCGTATCCTCAGCCTTAGCCATTTGCCCGACCATAAAACGAGCCTTCTCATGAATCCAAAGGTCACTATTCGGCTTCATTTACCTCGCCCCCGAATCGTTCCTCCGCATTACCGCTCACGAAATTATTATCGGTTTCAATCGGAGTATTCGCAAAGAACGAGCGCTCACGCTCCTGAGCTTCCGCTTTTTCTTCCTTCAATTTTTCTACTTCCTCAGCAGGGTCCTCAACGAATGGAAGCAAGCCTAACGCAGTCTCACTCGTAACACGACCGTCAAGATTCGCCACGATTTGAGAAAGCTCAAGCAAGTTCTTAGGTAAGCCACGACTGAACTGCGGCACGATATTCTTCGCTTCCATAGCAATCGAGTTCAGACCCAAGCGATGACAGAAAATTCTAATACGCTTGCGCAGTCCCTTCCTGTAGTAGCGCTCCTTCGTTTTGGTAATCATAGCCAATCCAAGAATTTTATATTCCATAGCAACCCCCGAAGTATTACCGGCGAAATTTTCATCCGATAGGTTCGGAACATGGCTGAACGTATAGATATCATCCTTGATGGCTTTGCGCAGAATTTCGACACCGGCTTCATCCAGGGTGCGAATTAGGTACTCCGCTTTCGCGTCAGTAGGTAACTCCAGCATGCGCTCCTCACGTAGGACCTTGGCAAACTCGCTCATCTCCTCCGGCGTATCCGCAAACTGGCTACCATAGATGAGCAGGATAGCATCCACAAATTGCTCTTTATCCTTCAAGCGAGTAATACTTAATTTATTATAGGCATCAATAAGGTTGATTTGTTGCTCAAAGTCCCCGATTTTGAATTTATTATTCTGATACTCAACAACCGGAATCTCACCCATATAATGGGGCTCCACTCGTGCCACTGTATCATTCACTAGGACCGTGCCACTCATACTCAATAAGAATGAATAATGCAGATTTTCAGTGAACACATTCGCATAATACATGGTCGTGTCATTTTTCGAGTTGGTACGCTCGTAATAATAAACAGCAAAGAGCGGCTTTTGCTCAATCGAATCATCATACACGATAAACGTATTGGTCGGCTCGAGCGATTTTATATCCAATTCGTTGGCGCCTTCCTTAGCGTAAATATATTCATAGGCCACGCCGAAGATGGACATATCGAACGCATTATCATGGTCATTTTCATCTACCTCGGCCGCATCGAACGCTTCGAGCAACGGGTCGATGTCCACGTCCCCTGTATTTTTATAAGTAATAGCATTGCCCAGGAAGTACCCAGTGGCCGTGTCCGATATATCCTTGGCATGATTACTGACCAGGTCCTCCTTCTGCTTTGCTAAATAATAATCTAAATTCTTTTTTAAATTCATCGCTGCAGAGCGATGCTTTAATATAAGAGCCGCAATGGCTCCGCGATTCAACGAGTGCTCATCGTACCCTTCGCGTGGGTAAGTATACATCAATAGAATCCCATCCTTTCTTTGTTTCGTACTTTGACCTTCTGAACTTCGATGACTTGTAAACTGTACCGCAGCGCATCCATCAAGTGGTTGTTCGCATCTTCCGGTTCATTGGTCCACTTGCCATCCTTGTCCCTAACATAACAATAACTATAAAACTCATCCATGATACTGGTGCACTTAGGATGCACATAAATTTTATAACCCTGCAGCTTGGAAATCCCAGCTTTTACACTGTCCCGACCCTTACGGCTCGGCTTGATACGAGTGATGCCATGCTCA